ATTTAGTGGTGAGTATTCTCTAAAGTGAATAATTTCGTTAGGTCTGTTGTCTGCTGTAACTGGATTTGGATTTGATGCACCAAAGTTACGGAAGTAAACAACCTTGTTTCCAATGACCTGTACAAAGCCATCACGTAGTCTACGCACTCGCATAGTTACTGCTGGGATATGACCAATATAACCAATCTGCCCCTTAACTGTTCTACCAACTTCAATGTATCCATTACCTGTTGCCTGAACATCTGTGTAAACCTTTTCCATAATTGTTGTAAAAGAATCTTCCTGGTTCAAACTCTCAAGCCAGTCAGTTAGTTCAACCTTGGCACGTTCAATTCTCTTACGAGCATTTTCTGCAGTCTTTGCTTGTGCTGCTTCCAACTTTAGCATTGTGCGAGGAGAGATCTCAAAGTCATATCCAAGTCCAACAATGTTTTCTACCTTTGCATCAATTGCAGCATGGTTAGCAAAAGATGTATCATAAAAACTTGCTAGTTCATATAGATTCCATGGTGGAGTAATTACATCAAACAGTCCGTAACCATTTCTATATATAGTTCCTGGGTTAATCTCTTTTGACTTTGCTCCATCTTTACCGCTTCGTACAGCAAGTGCGCTATCCATGTATTGTGGAGTTGCCTCACCCTTTGCAATTCTAGATGCACGGCGCTTAAAGTTATTGTCTAAACCAGACAAAGCCTTTAGTTCATCCCATGTCTTATTAAAAGGATCTTGCTCCTTAAAAACATCCGCTTCCTGTGGAAACTCATCCATGGATGCACGGATTATATATTGATTGTCTTCAGACATTAGTCGCCACTTCCATACTTATCATGTGTATCTTGTGCTGCTTTCCATGCACCAAGATCGTTCATTGAAGGAATAAGTCCTTCTGAAAGTCTTTGCTTCTGCTCAGAGTATTCTTCTTCTGAGATTCTTGTTAGCCCTGGGACGAAGACGCATGTTCCATCTCCCTCATCCCCGTAATATTTTGCTGCTTCTTTGAGTTTAGAAATCTGCATGATATCGCCCTTCATGGACTCAATGTTCAAAACAGATCCATGTCCGTCTGTAAACCACTTTCCATTTGCCTTTTTGTAAACATATAGGCCCCAGTCGTAATGCTTTTCAATGATCTTTGCACGTGACTCACCAACTTGGCCCTTCATCTTGGGCAATGCTTTGCGCTTTTTGTTTGGATTTTCCATATTCATAACCACAAGTATACCATATTATACGGCATTTTGGGTTGATGTTTGCCACTCAACTTCACTATAGAAGTTATACTCGTAGTCTTTAAACGCTAAAACCTTTGGGTTTGACTCAGAGGCATTATAATCATCAACAATAATCTTATTTGTTCCAGAATATGCCTTATATATATCTCCTGGGTTTGCACCATAATAGGATGTAGACGATAGAACTAAAACGCCTTGCCACTTATAGGCAATGTCCCAGAAGTCCCAGTTGAGCGCTAATGGTCCAGAATATTTAACCTTAAACCAGGGTCTGGTTGTAACATTTTGAACTTCCTGTAGGTTTGTTGACTTATAAGTAGAAATTAGGTTAACAAGCAGTGGCCCATTAATTCTTAAAGATCCAACAAATGAACCAAAGTTAAGAAGATTTGAAAAAGATATTCCAAGGAAAGACCACTCTTTTGTTGTAATTACTGGATCATTGACAACCCTACCATTTAGATAAAATACGATACCATCCTCTAGTTCCCCAGTATTTTCATTAATTGCGTATATCTTTGCTCTCTGTCCGCTTGGACTATCAGCGAGCATGAAGAACTTTATATTTCCGTTTCTGCTTTCAATCTCAAAGATTTGTGTGGGAGCATAAGGGAAGAAACTCTGATCATATCTTAGTGCAATCTGCATAGCCATAACCTTATAATCACTTGACATTGATTTATTGATTGGTATAGCGAGTCCTCTGTTAACTAATGGATCAAAGGTTCCTCTGACTTCGATACCACTCTTTCTTGTTAAATAAAGGTATGGAGAACTTCCCTTGTAGATGCTAAAAGGATTGTCTGTCTTGTAGTCATAGTATAATCCAGACTTCTTGTATGGATATATTGGTGTGCCAAATCTAGTACCGATTTCATTTGCAGAACTGTTCAATGCTTGTGATGCTAATTGCAATGTCTTAATCTCTAATGGATTTTTCAACATCTCTTTAACGTTGACCTCTAAATGTATAACAACTGAAAGTTCATTAAAATCTATACCGCTTGGTGGATAGATTATGCTATTATCAACAACTTCATATTTTGTATTCAGGAAACTGTCCGTGATCTTGTTTCCATCAGAATCGTAATCGACAGTGTATGTTCCTGGCTTTACAATGCCATTTGAGGCTGGCCTAACTGAATACTGAAAAGAATCGGAAGGTGAGTTTGCACCATCTGCAGTATGCTGAAAAGAAATATAAGAGCGAACTAAAGATTTTGAGGTATCCAGGCTATAAGTTTTTAGTGACTTTGTAAGTAGGTCTGAATAATCGTTATATCCTGTATAGAGATGATTGTCTAATGAAGAGTAAGACCTCTGTACTGGAATCTGATATCTTGACATAAGTTCTGAATAGTTCCAAGAGGTGTACTCTCCAGACTCAATATAACTTAGTGGTGCTGGGTAATTAATATTAAACTGTAAAAAATCTAATCCATACTTCTGCTTGCCTTTTGAGTCTGTAACATATTTAGCAAAATAGGTCAGAGGAATGTTATCATCCCAAGAACTTGCAAGATCTATGTCTAATGAAAACTTACTAAATTTTACAGATCCAACTAATCCATAACTTGGACGGTGACCATTTAGTTCTAGTGTTGCGTATGATGAAACAATTCCACCAGACAAATAGTAATCCCAGAACTCTCGATTATTTGATATAAACTCATCTAGATTATTATAGTACCCTCCTTGATTTCCAAAGTAACTATCACCAGAATCATATGCTCCTGATTCAAGGTAAGAGTAAACTTCTTGATATTCTTGAGGTGTTCCATTATTAGCAAATAAATCACTTACCTTTGAAAAATTCTTAGCATTATCAAAACCTATCTTGTAGATTTTTCCACTAAAAGTATTTGAAAGTTCTTTGGTTCCACCAACATAAATCTTTAGCGATCCACGATTGCCAAGAATTTCTGCCACTGTTCCACCATAATAATTAGAAAAACTTTCAAAGTTAATTCCAGCAGAAAATATTTCACCAGTAGGAATACCTAAAGATCTGTACTTAAGTTCTAGTTCTGATGATCCATGCCTAACGCTATATTCAATATGACTTTCAACAAGATCAACAGATATATAGTTTCCAGTTAACTGATCCTCGATCCTCAAAAGAACTTGATGGTCAGGGCTGGCAACAGTATATTTAAAAACACCAAACACAGAAGAAACAAAATCGTTAATTGGGCTTGCTGTATTAAAAACTAAGTAAGAGTTTGTTGAGTTCCATCCACTGTTCGGCTTTAACGAAAAGAACTTGCTAGAGTCATTTTGAATTGCTAGGTTGTCTATATTAAAGTTTGTTAAGTTTTTATTGCTAGAAACAAACGTAGGCAGTTCGTAGTCTGGCAAAGACAAGAAGTTGTTTTTAACAGCAAGATTGTTTATTATTCCCTGTGACCACATTCCAATATCTGGGTATAAATAGTTATTAGTGTAGTTAGCAAATGGGTAATCAATAAATACTGAGGTTCCACTATATGCACTGTTAATATTTTCTGGGATCTCAACACCCTGACCATAAACAAATCTTCTTTTTGCCATAACCAATGGAATTTGATATGAATAAATACCAATACAGTCTACCTCAATTGGAGTAACATCATCGTATGCATAAAATCCCAGCCAGTCGTTATCTTTGCCGTCTGACTCTTTATCTGGAAAAACCAAGTCACTTGTAAGAATATTTAAGGATATAACCTCTTCACCATTGACCAAAAGGCTTGCTTTGTTTTTTGCAAGCCTAATATGAAGAAGCATTGGTCTTGTCCATTCCCCAATACAAAAAGACCCAACATTGTCTGAGATCTTGAGAGTAATGAATGGACCATTTACATACAACCCATCTGATGAAGATATAGGGCCAAAGATTCTTTTTAAGGTTGGTGAACTAGAATTAATTCTTAGCCACATCTCTAAAGTGTATTCGTTAAACTTTCCTACAGTATTTAAAAACCCTTGTCCAGGGATTATAAGAGATGGCATACCATCTGTATTTGGACTAATGATTGTTGTGTTTGATGATCCGTATACCATTGGTACCCCAGAATTTTTTGAGCACATAGATGATTGGTTTAATAAGTAGTATCCAGAACTCTCCATCAAGCCATAGGCTTTTGCTTCTATACCATTTGTTTGTGTTAAATTAATATCTGAAGGGATTGGACTAGTTGATGTTCCTAAAGAAAAAGAGTTGAACTCTTCAGACCACTGACCGACAGTCACTCCGTTAATTAAAAATGTATACTCTGCGTCAGGTGTTGAAGACTTCAAATATGTTATCTTAATGACTGGACGCATGTCAGCAAAATCTTCAGGTATTTGAAATGTTTCAGATACAAAGAACCATCTTTTTTCAATAGAGATGTCATAGTGCTTTAGATTTTGTACAATTGATCCAGTGCTTACATCAAAATACTCATAACCAATGTCTACCCCTGTAAGATATGCGTTGTCAGCATAGATGTAGGAGCCAACAGAAAAAGTTTCTAAGTCTTGATTAAGACTAGGAAATGTAAATAGAT